GGCTCCTATGTGGATATTGCAATACACGCCTCGTGGGAAGGCTCAAAAATCACGATCTCGCTCAACGACTCGCTGACTACCTTCGGAATCCACCGGCTGAGGCCGTTCTTGGAGAGAGAGTAATCGCTCCCGGAAGACCCAAGAAGAAGAGAAGGAAGAGGAAAGCATGATCTGTCTTCCCTGTAGATTGCGGCCGCACGGTGTGTGCGAGCACCCTACTACGTGTCCCTGCCAGCACCGAAGGGTAGAGAATGGCACACCGCAGAGTGAGGCCGAGAGACAACCCGCTAAGTGAGTGGGGTTGGTGGAAGTGTGATCTCTTCGATGAAGAGACCCCCGACGAAGACCGTAGCTGTTGGTGTCAAGCGGGAGTTCCTTCGTTCAGACATCCATCTATTTGTGGGTGTAAGTGTCATCTAGATATCAACAGTAGGGGAGTGTTCGTTTGAGTGTGGACCAAGATACTGTGTCCCTTCCACGCCGAGAGCGTGCCGTCCTCCGTGTTCTCAGAGGATGGGGGATTTGTATGCTTCGCTTGCGGCCAGCGGGGACAGCTCCTACGACTACTCAAGGAGGTTCTAAACCTAGATGACGATTGTGCCCTCGAACGATACGAAAAAATTACTGGGCGAACTTACGAGGGAGTACGAAGCGAGCCTTCCCTATTCCCCGGGAGAGAAGTACCTACTCGAAAGAGGGATTACGAAAGAGGCTCAGAGCTATTTCCATCTTGGTTTTGTGGCTAACCCTCGACCAGAAGAGAGGATGTACCGTGGTCGTCTTTCTATCCCTTACATTGTTGGTAGCTCTGTTGTGGGTATTAAATACCGAACCTTAGAGGGTGAACCCGACGGGTTCAAGTACATCTCATCGACGGGTTTCGCAGCCCGTCGTATTTTTAACCCCAACATATTGAGGAAGCTCCATACAAAGATCTATGTATGCGAGGGGGAGATAGATGCTATCACTCTCGCCCAGCTTGGAGTTCCTGCTATCGCCATCCCTGGAGCCGAAAACTGGAACCCGGTGGCTGCTAGAGCCCTACGTAATCGTAGAGTTGTGGTACTGGCCGATGGGGACGGTAAGCCAGGTAAGGGTGCGCAAGCGGGACGTAAGCTCGCCGATCAGATTTTGACGGCCGTCGATGACGCGGGTATGATCGTCATGGAAGGCACCGACGTGAACGAATATTTCAATACTCATGGGGCTGAGAAGCTTCTCGAATATATCGGTTGGAGTGAGAGTGGAAGATCCTAGCCCGCTACGGGACGAGATCAACAGACGTTCGGCGGAGCTTTTCGAGTTCAATCAGCGTATCGGTACCGTCTTACGGGACCAGGCAAAAGCCTATGAGTCCATCGGAGCGTTCTACAGCGAGCAGATGTCGAGGGCGTATGCGCTCGCTGCTCTCAACGTAGAGATGGCTGTGTTAGCAGCCGAGAATACCGGAGACCTACTAGCTGCTGAGTTTGGGGTTAGTTTCGTTGACGCGGAAGAGGAGACCGAGGATGAGTAAGATTGACTACTCCACCTTCGGAGAGGGTGCCAAGCTAGCCCCCGTTGCGGATTCCCAGCGTAAGATGCTGCTGGAGGACGCCACCAAGGCGGTCACTCAGGAGCGCAACAACCAGTACGGTCCACCGACTCAGGACTTCCAACGTACCGCTAACCTCCTCCATGACCTGGGGTTCCGGGTAGTCGATGAGGACGAAGAAGTAGGAGTCATTGGGGCTCACCACGTAGCGATGATGATGATTGCACTCAAGCTCAGCCGGCTGGTATGGGGCCCTGACAACCGGGATAGCTGGTTGGATATCGCTGGGTATGCGGCTTGTGGCTACGAAGCGTTCGTGTCAGAGTGAAGCTCCTACACACAGAGCAGATCGGCGGACAGGTAGTCACTATCGTATCCGTCGCTGCTGACACAGAGATCAGTACCTCTACCAACATCATCGACGGTGGAGTAACCCTACGGTTCGTTGAGCCACTAGAGATGATTGAAGGTGAGATCGTTGAAGGTAATACTAAGGTGGACCAGCCCTAGTAACATCTCATTCTGTGGATCGGAAGAGTTCGATCTAGAGGAACTTGGCTACACCGATAAAGAGTGGGGCGAGCTGACCGAGGCCGACCAGTGGAGGGCTCTTGACGAAGTCATCACCGAGACGTTAGTCAACCTCATTGACATCGACGCTGAGGTAGTCGAGTGAAGATCCTTCTACTGGACATCGAAACCAGTCCGAATATCGCTGATGTGTGGGGGTTGTGGCAACAGAACGTCTCGCTGTCACAGCTACGGGAGTCCAGCTACACCCTGTGTTGGGCTGCTAAATGGCTCGGAGACAAGAAGGGTTTCTTTGGGAGCCATTGGCTCGACCGTGACTCCTACCTGGGAGTCATTCATGAACTCATGGATGAGAGCGACGCCGTAGTCACCTACAACGGTGATCGGTTTGACCTACCCACCCTAAACAAGGATTTTCTCCTAGAGGGGTATGGGCCCCCAGCACCCTATAAGTCCATCGACATATACAAAACCGTCAAAGCTAAGTTTCGGTTCCCCTCGAATAAGCTAGCTTACGTAGCTAAGCGTTTGGGGGCAGGAGAGAAGCTCGGTCACGAGGGTCACGAGTTGTGGGTAAAGGTTATCGCGGGAGACTCTAAGGCCCGCCGGGACATGGAGAAGTACTGTCGACGAGACGTCACCATCTTGGAAGGTGTTCACGACAAGGTACTCCCCTGGATCTCCGATTACCCCAACCGAACCCTCTACTCAGGAACCGAATGTACTCGTTGTGGTAACGGAGTACTCCAAAAGCGGGGGCACTCCTATACGGCGGTTGGTAAGTTTCAAACCTATCGATGCTCAGCCTGTGGAGGCTGGTCCAAAGACACACGTAGAATCGAGGGAGTCAGTGTCCGAAATATTTAACAACCCTGGTCCCGTCCTAGACCAGATCAGTGACGCTCTAGCTGAGGTGGGTGAAGAGTTGTTCTCGGCGGTCAAGAAGCACGGCTTCGAACAAACTCCGATGAACCCAGTGAAACCCCTCAATGACTCGTTCGTCATCCTCGCGGAAGAGTTCGGAGAGGTGGCGAGAGCCCTTACTCATGATGAGGGTGATATCGACAACCTAGTCGATGAACTTATCCAGACTGCCGCTATGGCAGTAGCGATGATTGTGGGTGTTCGTCTCCGTGGATGAGCAGGAAGAGAAAGGGTACCTGGTCACGGTCCTAGAGGTCCGCGAGTTCGAGGTGTTCGTAACCGCCTACGACGAAGAGGATGCAACGGCCGTGGCGGAGGAGTTCTACCTAGAAGATGGCGTCCTCTGGACGGTGGACATCGAGGCCACCCGAGTGGTGGAACAGTGAGCGCCTTCCATGAGACGTGGGCTCCCCTAGTTGAGCGGGTAGCTCAATACGTAGCCCGAGACTTCCCGGAGGTCGAGGAGGAAGACCTCGCTCAGGATCTATTCCTGTTTGCGTACGAACGTGGAGCTGACGTCAACCACCCGTACGCAGAGAAGGACCTGAGAGCGGAAGCTAAGAAGCTAGCTTGGGGGTACAAGAAGGCGGGTACCTATGTGACCCCGGAGTCAGCCTATCGGACGGCTGATGTAATGAAGAAGCTTGATCTTATCTTCTCTCACGAGGAGGATCAGCTACCACCGGCTGATCCAGCGAAGCTTACCGATAACTGGGTGGGTGACTCTGATCTGAAGTATGCATACGACCACCTAGGTCCAGCCTTCAAGAGACACATCTATGAGAGATACGCTCTAGGCGTCTTTCCGGAAGACGAGAGGGCGCAAGACCGACTGTATCGGGCGATCGTCAGGATGACTGACCTCCTCAATATGTACCGTCCTCGGGTAGATCACCAGGGTCCGGGGGCCCGTAGGGTTATCAGTAACGCTAACGCGAACTCAACTATCCATGGAGGGTACTCCGAATGATGATAGCAATTGGTACCCTTGTGACAGCAAAGACGAACGGTTGGTGTAAGCGGTGTACCAACCATTTCGGTCCGGGGCAACAGATCAAGTACTTGGGGGCGAAGACAGGATGGGGTCACCCCGATTGCCCTCGGAAGAAGAGGTAGCGGCTTGGTATGACGCACATCCCATCCCTGAGTCCTTCCGCACCCGGCGGGAGGCTTACGGGTCGGACTCTGATAGGGTGCTCTTAGCGGCGTACGACCTACTAGGGGAGTTCATTCGTGGGAGCACTCACGGGAGCACAGAAGATGCAGAGGTACCGGGCGAGGCGGGCAGCGGGACTGCTCAACACTGAGCCGGTTAACGTAGCCGATATCCCGGATCGGCTGATGTACCCAAAGATGATTTTTAAGACACACTTTGTGTGCGGTCATCAGAACCTCTTTAGCTTTCCTCCACCACAGATCGATGAGCCCCATTGGTGCTATCGGTGTGCGGACTATCAACTAGTCGTCAAGGTAGACCAAGGGAGTCGACGTGACTGAACCAAAGATCGGCCTGAAGTGGGGCGTTAAGGACGGAGCCGCGTCGTACGTCATCCGAGGTTTCGTGGAAGACCAAGTGGTATCCCAGTACAGCGGGACGTACAAAGGATACGCCGTGGTGTCCTTGGAGTGGTTCGCGAAGCATGCCATCCTCGAACCCATCAAGGTGGAGGTCGGGATGGTTCTCAGGGGGTCGGGTGGCTACGGTCCGGCCGGCGAGTCCTACCTAGAGGTCGTCAAGATTCGTGACAACATCGCGTACTGTCTCTACTTCATCGATGGTCCGAAGATCTGGACCCTGGCCGTCTCCGTTCTGGAGAACGTCTCCATCCCGCGCGGCTACTACACGGTGGTCGGGCAGTGACCCCCCCTGAAGCTACCGAGGCTTTCGAGGCAGCAAGAGAGAACGAACTATCCCTACTCCTGGACGTCCTCGCGGATGACCTACTGTGGGGGAAAGAAACCGTAGAAGGGGCTATGCTCCGCTTCGAACAAATCAAGGAGAAGTTCCGTGTCAGTTAAGCTCGATTTTTTCAACAACACCGCTTCGGACTGGGCGAAGGGGATCGGCGCGGGGATTGGCGCTGCGCTACCGGTCCTGGCCGTTGCCGTGGGAGATAACCACATTTCCTTGGCTGAGGCCGCCGGAGTCTTCTCCGCCTTCCTACTGGCTGGGTTGGCCGCTCTTGGCCTCTACCACTCGTCCGCTGAGGTTCCGCCGGTAGTTCCTCTGGGTGTCAACGGGGTACACACGGATTCCGAGGGGAACACCATCAGTGGATAACACCTTGCTCGCTGAGCATGTCGAAGCGATGGCGGACCTGATCGAGAAGTGCGGTCACAAGACCCAGGACCCGGGGAGCCCGGAAGATGGGTTCTGCCTACTGGGAGCCGGGCGGATCGCTTTCGGGATGCCGCACGCGCGGAACGTCTACGCCGCGCTGCACGAACGGATGACCTACTGGTCAGCCATCGATGACATAGACAAGATCACTGCGGAAGCTCTGGGGATTGACACATCCACTGACGTGTGGCAACTCAACGACGGCAGGAACGGTAAGCCGCCCCTCAACAAAACGACCGCCCTCGAACTACTGGACAAGAGAGCAAAGGAGCTTCGGAACAATGGCTAATCGGAGATTCGCCCGAGGAACCTCCGGGGAGGGTTCTAATGGCTAAAGCGACCCGCCAAACCGAACTCGTCGAAGTTACCAAGGAGGTTACGGTAACTGAACCGGTCACGACGGTCACTCTCACCCTCGACAAGACGGAGGCTGAGCTTGTGAAAGCTCTCGTCGGTCAGTTAGTGGGGAACACGAAGAAGCCCTACCGAAAGGCCGCTAGCGCGGTCTACTATGCCCTCGCGAACTCAGGTCTCGGGGAGAGCCCGAAGATCGTTAGCGACGGCGGCGGCTACGCGAGTTACAAGGTTGAGGGGGAGTAAATGACCGTCTCTACGTACCGGAACACCACCGTTGTCGGGAACGCCCTTCCGATCGCTGGTGACACCCCGACCGCCATCCGGATCGTGGTCGCTCAGCTTCTCCTCCCCGCTCTCCACGGGGATTATGTCGACATCTCTTCGAAGGTGGAGGTTGCCAACCATACCCCTTATCTCGTGATGGTAGCGGGGTACCTTCAGGCTGTCGACCCGAACGGGAAGGCTCTTCCGGCCATCTCTCGGCCGATGGGAGAGAACGTAGCTCCCCCGGCTACCCGGAAGTACTACTGCGACATCCAGCTAGCGAAGTTCAGCGTTCCATTCGATGGGGTGTGGACCTTCCAACACGTACTGTACGCAGCCTCCACGGCGGTCGGCCCGGGAGATCAGGTCGACGTCAACTTCCTGGACATCCAGGCTGCTGTCCTAGAACTGTAAGCACGAAAAAAGGGGTACCCCTACTGGGGTACCCCTTTCCTCTTTTTACCCCTCTATCACTAAGGGTAGGTGCTGGAATGGTCGCTCTAGTGGCGACTGGTGATGATTACTCCGATCGCCGATGCGACCCCGGAGGCTGAGAGGGCGATGATTGCCCGTTCAATGAATCGATGGTAGCTTTTGACTCCTGCTGAGATTCGAGAGCCTTCGACTCGACCGACCGACCCTTGATTTCCATAAGGTTGAGGACACCCGGCACACCCAAAAGGGCCGCATAAACCACAACCAACTCCACGGAAGTCTGACCGGTTACCTGCGAGTACACTAGACCGAACGTTCCGACCGCCAAAGACACCAAGTCTCTGGCTATCTTCATCCATTTGCTTTCCACCCATCTCGACCTACCTAATCTTGAGTGATCGCCAGATAGAGCATCCGGCGTTACTGCCGGAGCCCTCACTGAACCCGAAGATCTTCAGGTTCTGAACGATGGCCGTTTGCTGAGCCATCTTGAGCTGCAACGTACCCGCATTCGCGGCGGTCTGAATGGTCCCCTTAAAGAGGACGTACCTTTCGACAGCATCCCCCGTAGGGTAGCCGCGCTCGATGCCCAGCCCACCGGCCGGACCCGGTACAGCGTCCGCTCCCCACGAGTCAGAGTAGAAGTTCTGAGCCTCTAGGACCTGCTCCTGGTACATATGCATCCGGTAATGCCCAGTAGTAAGAGCGGGAGTGTTGAACTGCCACCTAAAGCCGGCGCCGTTATAGGACTGGATCTCTAGCTCATAGTGGATCTCATAGACGGAGTTAGCCTCCAGAGAGATGGCACCCTCGGTGATGTTCTGGGGGGTAACGGTGTTGTTGATTACCTGGGTAGTCTCGATGTTATGGGTGCGCCAAGCGGCCCCAATCCACCGGGTACCGTTATAGATATACTTCTCTTTGGTGGCGGTAACGTAGCACTCCATGCCCTCATCCGGGGCGGTAATGGCTACGTCTCTCGCCGTGGTGGTGGCGAACACGGGGTTAACCCGACGGTCGACTAGTACCAATGGACTGTTGACAGCCGACGTGATAACCGGCTGATCCGTCATGGAGGGAAGTGGCCATCCATTGACTGTTGTATTAGTGGTCACTTATACTCCTTGTGGACGTTACGGGACGTTGGCGATGTCGCCAACGAGTTTGTACGCGATGTGGAGGGGGATCCCCGGTCCACTGACTAGGACCACCTGATCACCAAGGGTGAGCCCGGTAGCGGTAGCGGCTTTGGGGACATAGCGATAGAGGTTGCCCCTCGACTCGACCTGAGAGAGGTTGGCGTCAGTCCCCTCGACGGCCTTCCATATGCCTATCTGATGTTGGGAAGCTCCGATGGCGACAGCGTCTTGGATAGCTTGATTGATAGCTGACGCTACCTTTCGAGTACTCATGGTTAACTCACCAGCTCTTGTGTACGGGTGTTGCCTTGCATCTCACCACTGGCGAAGTCAATGGTGATCTGGTCAATGAGGTGTAGCTCGGTGTCCCCACCGAAGTACTTAAAGAGGATGATGTCTGACGCGTACAACGCGGTGTTAACGAGTGACTTAAACTGGATGGTCTTCGCTAGACCACTGACTGCCTTCAGCTTTGCGAGCGCGGCTGCCTCAGCCTGCAACGTAGTGAGCAACAGTTCGTTCTCCATGTGCAGGATCTTCTTACCGAACGGACCGCCGTAGAAGGTGATCGAGGTCGGGTCGGTGTCTTGCTGCAAACTGAAGATGGTATCCACCTTGCTCTCGTCGACACCCAGGGTTGCTGGGTCGTCCTCGGGTGGCTTAGCCCCCGTGATAGCGACAGCGTTAAAGGAGTTCGTTCGTAGGATCTTTCGCTGAGCTTCAACCATGTTGGTCCGGACAGCGATAGTCCACACGGCCGAGCTCTCCGGGGTGGTCGGGGTAATGGTGGGAACTGGAACAATCTGGAGATTCCCGTCTCGGTCCATATACTGCTCAGCGCCCAGGGCGTCGCACACCTTCTTAATGGTGTCCAGCCAGCTACCCGATTGCTTAGTCCCCCCGGGCATCTTCTGAGTGACGTCAAACGACGGGTCGACGACTAGGCTGGGAACCCCGATCCGGCCGGTGAACGTGTCGTCTAGGGCAGCCTGAAGCACAGCCCCGTACGTCATGCCGGCTAGGTCCTGGCCTTCCATCGGCTTGAGGTCAGCGAGAGCCTGACCCCTGTCAAAGAACTCAATGGTTATTGTGTTATTACTACCCTCATTGAAGGTGATATCCTCGATGGGGAACACCCCCAACGGCACCAACTCTTGGGTACCGTCGGGGTATTGGAAGCCACTACGGATGCGTATTTCAGCCCCCACTGGTAGAAGTGGAGCGATTTCTACGGCCAGGTCGGCTATCACTAGGGACCCGCTCCCTCTAACGTCGCTAGTTCTATCAATCTGAACTGAGCCGCTCACCACCGGTAGGTTGGTGTGAGTAGGGGTGCTTGAGCTGGTTGTGTATAGATCAACCACCGTATAGATACGGCCTGAAGCTCCGATGTAGTTGAGGAACTTGTCTGATACGGCGTACACAAACCCCCCTCTCTTAGAAGATTCCGTCTGTCGTCTTCGCGACCGCGTTCCAGTCTGGGAAGTGGTCCGCGACCTCCTGCCAAGTGTCGAAGTGGTCGGCCAACGTCTGCCAAGTGAAGGCAGGGATGATAGAGATGTATGGCGGAGCATCCACTCGTTGGAACGTGACTTCGATTGTGATGACTGGCTGATAGGCGATATCTAGTAGACCGATCGGGTTCGATCGAGCTAGATCCACCATGGTCTGCTGGGGAGCGAAGATGTTCTCTCGCTTAACCTGGAAATCTGTTACGATAAAGTAGAAGTCATCTATACCCGCAATCAGCGGGGAGACATTCCTCATTAGGAATGATTCGCCCAAGGATAGCAAAGAGGTGTAGTGTTCTACGTTAGTGGGAGCACCATAGCTAGAGTTGAATAGCTGGTTAGCCACCAACAGCGTAAACTTACCGGTGAACCCTTCGGCTACGTCCACGGCAACCACCGGGTTGCGACGGCCTAGAACGTGGCTAGAGGTCAGGACGTTTCCCTTGGTCGAGTACCCCTGGAAGTCGGAGATCACCACAGGGATGTTGAGGCTAGCTGTATCCGGACAGCTCAGGAAGCTCTTAGCGAACACCGCGTCAGCAATGGTTCCGGAGAACGTGGCGTCAATGGTTGCCGCATAATCCTCCAGCGGGTTACCCGCTACCGCGATCGCCTGGGTAACGACCTCCCCACCGTAATAGAACTTGGCGGTATAGGTAATGTTGTTCTTGGCCATCAACCAGCCCGTGGCCCCAAACCTAAACTCATAGTCGGGGATTGTATAGCTACTTCGGATACCCTCCTGGTATTGGAGGTAGCGAACCGAGTCACCCGGGAGACCGGTCTGGTCGTCCCGCTTAACCTCAAAGAACGCGTAGTGATCGGTGCCCGTCACCGTTAGCTGATAGGCGGGGTTCTGATAGAAGTCACTCTTACGACTCACCGTGAAGGTCGGAAGCGGGAGAGCCCGGATACCAAGGAAGATGGTTACACCTTCGGAGGGGGAGGCGTTCGTGTGGGTGTATGCCAACGTAGCAACCTGGGAGCCCGCCGTAACAGCGGCGTAGCTGACCCCGACCCACGAGTCGTCGCCTGTAGCTGATGCGTTGTCCACCGGGTTTGTGAGGGAAGCAAACGTCAGCCCGCTGCTCGTGAAGGTTCTAGCTGACACCGTTCCTGCGTCAGTGTTGGTCGCGGTGACAGCCACAATCAGATCGGCAGTGGTGGCCGCTATAGCTTCCGCCGTAGTGGTAGCAGAGTAGTTGGCTCCTACGGCGTTGTCTTCTGCTGTGTCGAAATTATGACCAGTAACAGTGGCCGCGTCACTATTGAGGACGTTGAAGATGATAGCTTGTGCTGCCCCAACTGTTCCCGTAATGACAACGGTGGTCCCAGTCGGCGTAGTTCCATCAACGTACCAGACAGATAGGCGCATGCTGCCTGTATCAGCTCCACTGACTACCCCCGTTGTGTTCGCCTTAGTAACGGAATGTTTCCAGACGCCTCCGGTTGCCGTCACCGTCGGCTCAGCCGATGTCGATGACGGTTTCCAGAGGACGCACAAGAAGTTACGGTAACCAGTACCCGAGGAAGCCGGGGTGCCCGGAGTAAGCGACACCGCTAGACCCGTACCGGTACTGACAGTCCCGGCCGCTCCGTAGCTTAGCGACATTACACCCCAACTCCTCTTCTGATATCACGAGCTATGCTGTGATTGTTCTCTTCGACGACCGCCCGATGGGCGACTGCAACTCCGTCGATATAGACGTGGGTAACGTTCCCACCCTGGTATCTCTTGTCCTGCTCGGGGGTCAGTACCCGCTCCCCGGCCGAAGCCCGGATGAGAAGGTTGTCAATCCCCGGAGGACCACCGATCAGGCCACCCTGGTAGAAGCCAGGAGCCCCCAGCGACTTGAGCGCCGCTTTCGCTCTTCCCTCTTCCTGGTCGTAGCGACCCGGGAAGGCAGAGACCTGGACGGCTTGAGCGAGCTGGCCGGCTGAACCGCCGCCACCCTCTTTAGCCTGAGCCCTACTGACGAACGAATGGGTAGCCGTACCGATGTTGAGCGGGTCGGGCCAACCAGCCGAAGGCCGTTGCTGCAAGAACCCTAGTGAGTCGTGGTCGGTTGCGGTCTGTAGGTTGTGGAACCCGGACTCAACGAACCCGGCTTCGAAGAGAGCCAGTAGTACCTTCGCTGAGGCATTCATTGATTTAGCAGCTTCGTAGGCTTGCTTCTCGACTTCGGTGTCACCCGGGGAACCCGAGTTAGACCCTCCTCCGCCGCCACCCCCTCCGCCTCCGGAGGCTGACCCGTCAGCCGGACCGCCCTTGTCGGCGATCGCTTTGGTGATGAGCTTACTTACACCCTGAGCTAGTAGATCCATTGTCCCCATACCTAGGCCACCCTGAACGGTGTTCGGCATCTGAGACTTGACGGAGCTGATGATCGGAGAGATCAGAGAACTCATGAGTGCACCCGTCCCTTGGGACAGGAACTCTCCTAGCCCTCCACCTCCGCCACCACTGCCGGAGCCACCACCGGAGAACGCAACACCGCCACCGACTTTCGCGTGACCCTTGTGGGCAAAGTACGAGTCACCCGGGGTCATCTGAACGTTGCCGATGAGGACGTGCGGAGGGGTAGCTTCGAAGTTAAGTCCACCGATGGAACCTACGGTGTGGCCATCGCCACCACCTCCACCGACGAAACCAACGTTGAGGTCGTTCTCGCCACCGAACCCCGGTTCAAAGAAGTTACCCTCATCGACAGTCGAGAAGATACGACCGTTCGGGTTCTGACCGTTGACCATCTTGAGTGCACCACCGACAAGGCCTGAACAGTCCCATGAGTCCGGTCCAGCAGCCCCCATTACGTAGGGCTTACCCGCCTGCTCATGGAGCCAGTTCTTCGTCTTCTCGATGACCGCCGAGACGTCTCCGCCATCGGCGAACCCAAGGTTGGGCATACTTCCACCGGAGGTGTTACCCGGCTTAACTCGTACGCCTCCAGCGTCACCACCAGGGCCAGCGAAAGCTATGCTCCCCTGCTCATTCATGTGGTTAAGCTTGTCGACACCGATCTTTGCAACCGAGTCCGCCTTGATAACGTACTCACCGTTGGACAGTCGAGCCGAGATAGAGTCTGAGGTTCCGGTACCCGGACCGGTGATGTAACCGCCTTCCGCGTGACCTTCGCCCCCGCCACCTCCACCGACGTGGCCGATCTTATCGATCTGTACGGATACACCGATCTTACTCAGTACCCCGTTGATCGCATCGATACCACCATTGATGATGTCGATTACGGCGTTAAGTCCGTCAGCGACCTTACCCTTGATCTTATCCCAGATACCACCGAGGATTCCTTCGATGCCATTCCATGACTCTTCCCACGCTGAGCGAATCTCGCTCATCGCATCATGAACCAGGTTCTTTAGGAAGTCGAGAGCCTCAGTAGTGAGGTTTTTCATCGCCTCCCAAATATCATGAAGGATGTCCTTGATGCCGTTCCAGATATCGGACCACAGGTTTTTGATGAGGTTAAGTTCGTCGTCCAGGATGTTATCGACTGCTGTGATTGCATCATCCACAAGGTGGACCATACTGTTCCAAGCGTCAAGGAGGAAGTTCGCGACAGCCGTCCAGTCACCATTCCAGAGTGCCTGAATGGCATTCATAACATCCGAGATGACGTTCTTAACTGTGTTGATACCGTCCTGAACGAATGACTTGATCGTATTCCAGATGTTCGTTCCGAAGTCGGAGATGTCCTGCCAGATGTTATGCCAGATGTTCTGGATGTCAGTCATGACGTTCTGTACGACATCACCCATAGTTCTTACCGTACTCTGGATGAACTGTATGAGCTGTCCACCGATGGTTACTAGCAGTTGGTAGATAGCCATCCAGGACGCGTGCCAGATGTTCTGGATGAACGTCAGTCCTGCTTGGACAACACCGCGGATGAGGGCAATCTTCGAAACGACCTGGGAGTGCACAGTGTTGAGGAGGTCGAGCGCAATCGCCTTCATTCCACCCCACACCGAATTCCATAGGTGTTTGACGAAGTTTAGGCCCGTGTTGAAAGCTGACCGGATCTCATTCCAGTGGTGGAGGATCTGCTGAACGATCCCCATTTCCCACAGAGCCTTAAAAACCTGTTTAAGGCTAGCCCAGAACTGATCCCAGTCATGCTTAATCCTCTGGATTGATGCGTGGAACTGCTCCTTGATGTATCCCCAAGTCATGTCCCAGAAGTGCTTAATCCACCGCATAGCGTCGTCGAACCAGTTTTTGACGTTGGTCCATACTCGCCGCCAGTCCACGTCGAAGACAAGGACCATCGCGGACATGTTGCGGATTCCCCACGCGAACAACTGGAGGGCCGCTGCCGCACCCTTCATCATCATACCGACGTTGGTGAATGCGAACCCAAGGACGCCCATCAACCCACCGATAGGCTTGAGCGAGTTATTCAGGTCAGAGATAGACTTACTTACAGACTTGAGTGCGTCTCCGAACTCGGCGACCTTGCTCTTCTGCGGACCAGGCCCGTCGGGGTCCTGGGTCCATTTGAACCAGGTAGCAGAGAGGCCCGCGAGTGCTTCACCGGTAATCTTGATAGCACCAGAGAGTAGACTGAAGACATCCTTCAATCCTTGGACTGCGCCCTTCTGAGCTTCCGGGTTCTTCAGGAAGTCCATAATTACGCCACCGAGAGCTTGCCCGATCTTGCCGAAGCCTTCGGACACCGCACCCATGATCTTAGCCATGAAGTCGGACTTCATTAGCGCAGTTAGCGGCTTAATGAATCCGTCACCGAAGGCGACGATACCGTCAGCTAAGGGCTTAAGTAGGTTGCCGGCGGACGCGAGCATGCTAGAAACGTCGGGACCCCAGCGCTTAATAGCCGCTGATACAGTCTCGATCGCAGGAAGTAGCTTCTCTTTGAAGCTGTCAAGGCCTGGCTTAATGGACTCCATGAAGTCCTGGCCCATTTCCTGGAAGGCCTTTTTGATCTTCTTGTCCTTGAGCGCAAGCATAATACCGGCCGCGATAACTCCGCCGCCGATTGCTGCGAACAGCATACCTGAGATCATCGCTCCCATTACTGGGAGAGCTAGCGCTACGGCTCCCACGAGAGCCGCGATCAAGGGGGCAGGAATCCCCATGATGGACTGCTGAGCGGCGTTACTCAGGGCGCTGTTTAGTGAGTTTCCGGCGTCCTTAGCCATGTTCTCAAAGCCCTGGCCCGCTTTGCCTACGATGTCATCGATCGCCCGCATAACCCGGTCACGGTCGATTGTCATGTTCGCGCGGATGGTTGGGCGCATAGCCCGAACCTCAGCCATAAACCGCTCGACTGGACCCCGGTCAACCTCAGAGTTAATGTGGATCTTCCGAGGGATCTTGATAACCTGCTCTTCGAACCGACGGATTGGAGCATCATCTACGTCGGTGTTCACGTGGATCGTCTGACGAAGACCCTCGATCTTAGAGATGTAGCGGTTGAGGTTACTTTCGTCTACGTCGGACTTAACATTGATGGTCAGGCGAAGCCCCTGAACCTTAGCGATGAACCGGTCTAAACCCGACTCATCAATGTCAACTCGTACGTTAGGGTTGCGGAGGGCGGCCTGAAAGCGCTCGTTGAATCGTTGGGTCGCAGCCTCATCAAGTTGAGGCTCGATAGACACATGACCGGAACCGACTTCTTCACTCATTCAGGCACCCCCTCTCTTACTCTGGTGGGCACCCACAACGGGGAACTTCACCGGCTTTGTTAACCTCAGATAGAACACATTCTGGAGTGTGGGCAATTATGATCTTAGTTGCCCCGATGTTGAGAGCTGACAGCTCCTTACCACTGGAGAACTTAACCGGCGCCGCTTCGACAACCTCTTCGTCTTCGATCTTCGTTCTCTTTCCTGGTCGGAGCCGGCCCGTGGGCGCGTCCTCCTGGATTGACTTCCACTGGTCACTGCCTAAGGTGGCGGCGGCAGAGATAGCCGTTTGGAAGTGGATGTGATCGAGGACGTCAAGGATGCTAGTCAAGAGGTGGTCCTCCTGAGAGAATGCATCCTCAGAGATGTAGCTGACTAGTCGGCTAGTCTGCGGAAGGTATGACAGCTTGTTAACCAACCACCGGACACTTACCTCGGAGTCTTCTTTATAGAAGTCCCCCAGGTCGAAGTTGTACTCCGACCTGAGGTCAGCCTCGAATCTATCCCGGTACTCGATGTCGTCGAGTACCAGGATTAGGGCCATTACTCTTTTGGGTCTAGCTCCGCAGCGGCCATCAAGGCCTCCATGAGGAAGTCGAGATCTTCCATGGTCCGATCACCCTTCGGGTCGAACTTGTCATACTGGGCCTTGCCTAGTAGTCGCTCTACGGCTCCTAGAGCCTTGCCGTTCTCCTGAGCCCGGAGGACGCTTAGCGGCCATCTACGCGGAGTCGGAACGGTGTAGGTTTCGCCTTCGAACTCAAAGGTGATGTCTAGGTTCTTAACCTCAGCCTCTAGGGCTGTGACCTTCTTGGGGGTTGCCATGATATTTCCAGTTCCTTTGGTTGTGTGATAGAGGGAAAGCTAAGGGGGGCCGAAGCCCCCCTTATTCTTACGTACTCGGAACTAGGTCCGGGTTCTCGCTGTAGACGTATGCTAGGTCGCCCGAGTGATCGAGCGCACGGAAGGTTAGACCCGCGATCTGAGCATCCTTACGGATGAGCTTGAGAGCGTCACGGTCGGCTAGAACTACACGAGGTAGGACTAGACGGCTGTAGTCACCTTCGTCGTCACGCCATTCAACGATGAACGCCTTTTCCTGTGACGGAGGGGTCGAGCTAATGGTTAGCTTGCCCTGGCCAAACACGTTCTGGAAAGACTCGTTGAAGAAGTACAGGTCCCAGTTCGTGAAGTTAACCTGGCCCATGTTCAGCTTGACCTGTAGCTCAATGTTGTTGAGCGTGGTCTTTACCGGAACGGCCGACTGCCACATGGTGATGTCGGTTAGGTTAACCTTCGGGGTGATGGTTACACCCTGCTCATCGATATATCCGAGAGCCGTGAACGCAGCGTTCAGGGTCGAGGTCGCAGAGGTCGGTAGGGCAGTACCTAGCTCAGCAACGTAAACGTTGCCGAACGGAGCAAGCCGTACCTGACTGGAATCGATAGTCATAGTTTCACATCCTTTCTTTGAAGTTTGATCTAGCTAGGTGGAGACAAGGTCCCAAAGGGCCTAGTGGTGAGTCGGAGAGCGAAGGTGTACCTTGTCTCTTCCTCGTACTTATCCGGGACCCTGATGAGTCCCTGTTCGACTGAGGCATCACTTAGGAAAAGTCCATTCCCCCAGTAGTTCCCCATTCTGTTCTGCACACTCGCTAGACAGACAAGAGCGATGTCATGAGCCACCGATCTGCGTTCTGCGAAAACCTCGACATCTATTCGAGGTCGGTAGACAACCGGGGGCCATTTCTGGATGGCGCCCTCGGCAATCACATAGACCCACCGTTTACCAAAGCCGTAGCCGACTAGGTTCGTGGAGACGGTTAGTGGGTCGAAATCCGTCAGTTGGTCCGACTGACGAAGAATGTCGACGATCGCTGCCTCAGCGTCGCCCTGCTCGATGTACTCCCAAGTATCAGCCATTCGAGTTCCTCACTACTACGGCCATCAATCCCCGCCGTAGAGGTTTCATCGGACGGATATAGGCTCTCGGGTTGCCACCAGGGTGAGCGCCGAACTCAACGATCCACCAACCCGGGTCGTCGTTAGCTACCTCAAGTCGACGGGTTTCGCGGTAGTAGCTAACCCGGAACTCAGAGATGTACTTCGGCGGAGAGAACTCAGAGGTACGCTCCTCGTTAGTCTTCTTCTCTTCGGTGGTATAGACCTGGAGCGCAGCATCCCTGATCTGATCTCCGAGTCGCATAGCGTAAGCTTCGTACTTCTCATCGAGAGCTTCGATCAACTTAGGTGGATCGATGTTAATCGTAAAGGTGGTGGTTACAGACATAGGAGAGGTCATTATCCCTGCCTAATTACAGCGATAACAGAGATGTATCGTACGTTCCCCTGGAGGTCATACCACTGACCCGGATAGCCTAGAACCGACCATTCTCGATCCTGAAAGATCAGGTGGTCCGTGTAGACTACGTCCGTACCCGCCGGCATATAAATACGCTCAGCGGACTTGCTGTACTCCCGATCCCGGTTGTCTTCGATGTTGAGCTTCTCGGCCATAGGGAACGGCTCGATCATGCACTCGGTAACCTCGGTGAGGGTCGCGCGGCTCCAGTCACGATAGAGGGAGTTGTCCCGAGGATCACGAATCAGCGGAGCGCGCTTGATCACCACTATGTTCTTGCCAAGGATCTTGTTAGCCATTGGAACCTCCGGTTCCCGGCTGGAGCTTCGCTTTAGCCATTCACGAACCCCCGACTCTGGTAGTCGGGGTAGTGACCACCATCAGAGGTGCCGATCGAGAAACCGTTATCACCGTACTTACCTAGGACGGCCTTCAAACCGTCACCGAAGTAGTTCGATATGGTGGACTGCCGATACTGTTCGTCGACGTCGCCAACCTTGTACGCTCGCATATCGAGCGGGCTACCTTCGTCGACTGCTGCTAGCACCCCAGTGATCATGATGTTGACTACGTCATCGGGGACGTCCGTGTAGCCATAGCTCCACGTCACATCAACAACCTGATCGGGTAGGAGATTGAAGAGGGTCTGTAGACCGTCCCAGTCGACGTACTGATCCTCTTGCTGACTCCGGAAGTTCTTGACCGACGTCACGGCCGTCACCGGCCCGGTCAGCTGGATCTCTCCGTCATAGTCGGCCTGGAGCCGAGAGGTACCATTCTCCACCGGGAAGAACGACACGCTGACTCTCGCGTTGATGTAGTCGGATAGGCTATTGATGTAGCGCTGCCACTTGGCCTCTTCCTCGGAGTCTTCAGCCGGGCGGCCTAGAGCGGTCTCAATGTCGGATACGTCGATCAAGGCTGCCACGGGGATACCTCCTTATAGAGATTCGAGTAACTGAAGTACGTCGGCCCACTCGGAGCCACTACGGCTCCAGAGGGTGTCACAGCCCTTGGCGGCCTCCTTTGAGGCCCATCGGTACACGTCGGGTTCGATCAGGAAGGCCAATTCCCGCTCCCACTCAAAGAGCTGGAGGCTCTCAATCGTGGTTTGGTAGCTCCCCACACCCTCCAGGGTTCCAAGCGTTCTGGTACTAAGGGAGGGGATACCGGACGCACTAGCTTCGATGGCTGAGCGACCGTAGGATTCGTACCGTGACGGACATAGAAGGATCTTTGTCCGTGAAAGGTAGTCAATGGGGTTGTTGGTGTGTTCCATGATCGTCACGTTCGACGGCAGATCGTCGGGGACGTACTGCTCGCCGTAGCCACCCTTAACCCCGAGGAACTTCTCGCGGGGGAAAGCTCGGGCTAGATCGTAGAACGTCTCAGCACCCTTGTTATATGACATCCGGTTCTCGGTCCCCACCGTCAGATTGACAATGGTGATGAACTCCCGGGTCGTCTCAGTCTTGTACCGGGGGGGCTCAATCGGGGGGTGGAACACAACCCCCGGAAGGTTGAGGTGGTCGTAAGCCGGCTTAACCCACTCGGTGTTGAAGATGAGCGCGTCGTTGTATTCGGCTGACTTGATACAGTAGGACTGATCGTTGTGGATCAACTGGACGCTCTTCTTGCCGGCCTTCTTGGCGAGCATCCCCGCCCTAGCAGCACACTCAAGCTGAGTTAGGGTGATGTCGTTGTCCGGGATGTAAAGCTCAGGGTCCCTCTTCGATGAGAAGGACTGGACCATAACACCATCGAGGATGTACGGGCCGGAGCCATCCGGGTGAGGCTTGCTCAGGAGAGCGGTTGTCTTGTGCTTCTCTTCTCGTAACAACCTCATCACATCGTGTAATGTGGTCTCGGCTCCACCGTTGTGGCCACCACATACGTATGCGTGCGAATAGCTGAGAATGTTAATGGTATCGCTCCAAATAGTCGGCCATAGCCCGGAGCGTAGCAGGGTTATCTTTTGTGAGGCCGAGCGTCTTGTTACAACTAGAACAGACTAGGGCTCGAACACATTTACCGCAGCTACGAGATTTTACGGGACAACAGCTATGATCGTGGTCGATCGACAAGTTCTTTAGATCTGCCCGAGATTCGGGCAGCTTGCATATTGCACACTTGCCGTCTTGCTCCGATAGCATCCGATCAAAAATCTCCTGAGTTATGCCGTATCGCCTAAGCGTTGCGGCTCTAGCCGTACCATTCTCTCGGTAAGATTTATTCCAGCTAGAGTTCTTGCAAAGTTTACATGCGGGGTGCAACCCGTCCGACATGGATCTCTGTTTAGAGAAATCGGTATTCGGACGAGTCACACCACACTTAGAGCACGTCTTCAAAAGCTCTTAACCCCTTCGGATTAGCTCAAGCTTCTGTCTTGCAATACCCAAAATGGGTAAACCTTCGTGTTGGTGAGGTGCCGTAGGGGCTGAACCACGGTGAATGCGAGACGCATAACCGCACGCAATACCTTACCGTCTTGCTGGAATGCGGAGTACTTCACGAGCCCGGTAGCCGGGTCGTAGATAACCGCACTGTCAGAGAGAGAGAACGTGATGTCCTGACGGACACCGATGATGCACTTGTCCCACTCACCGCCAGCTAGAAGGGCTAGGTCCTCATCCCACGTACCGTTAGTGACTTCCTGGGTCGGGCGGCCGTAGAGCCGGCCCGGGGAAGCGTCTGTCGGTGCGATGTAGATGGGGGTACCGTTCGAGTCACGCAGCCCGTAGAGCCGCCAGTCGAAACCGGGAGCCGTGACGAACTTGTTGACCAGTAGACCGTCCTGCGCAGCCTCGAAACCTAGAGCCGCAACGTCCATCGCAATGTCGTTGTGGGTCTGGCCGAGAACTGAAGCACCGCTGCCTAGGGTAACTACGTTACCGTTAGCAATAGCACCCTGTAGGACACCGTCCTGTAGGAACGGGCTGTCCTCTCCGAAGAGAACCGCAGCGTCGATCTTCTTGGCGAACGCAGTCGCTAGCTTCGGACGGATCTCGTCGAATAGCGGTGCGCCAGTGTCGTCGATGAACGAGTCCGGGATAGCAACCTGAACCGCTAGCTCCTCAGCCGCTAGGGTCTTGCTCGCCCAGGTGACCTTAGTGGTCTTCTTGGGCTGCGAGTCCTTAGCACGCGCGCTACCGGAAGCGTTGTTCACGCCGTCACCGCTGGAAAGACGCGGGTAGTCGGTAGTACCGTTTAGCCAGTAAGCGTCCGGGAAGCTGTCTTCTAGGGTTAGCCGTTCCTGCCGTGTGGTCATACGGTGGACGTTCGCAAGCTGCATAGCAACCGAGGACTGTTCTACGTCCTGGATTACTGAGCGGGCCACCTTCTCGGGGAGTACCCGGGGGTCAGTGCCACTCTCGAAGCGTTCCACCCTCTTGGTGTAATCGCCTTCTGCCATGTTGTTTCACCTTCTTTCTGAAAATTGGAATTGGTGTAGTTTAGAAAACGGTCTTCGTAACCTTCGACTCTGAGTCTTTCCAGAGCTGATCGAAGAATAGTTGACCTTCGCTCGCGTTCTCCCGAGCCGGTACGATCGCCTTACCTCTTTGGCCAGCAAAGAAGTCGGTACCCGCCGGCTTGGATTCCCCGAACTTGTCGGCTAGGACTTTGGCCTGGGCCTTCATCTCAGCTTCAGTTTTGCCAGTGATAAACACTGCCAACTCAGGATCTAGCTTTGCGGCCTTGATAACCTCGTTTCGTAGCTTGTCGACCTTCAGCTCTGCGTTCTCCTCCGCGAGCTTGGCCTTCTCGTCTGCGATCCGTTCCAGCTCAGTCTTCTGACTGGCTAGGTAGACGTCGTAAGCATCCGCCTTTTCCTTGAGGGAGTTCTTCTCCACCCGGTGCTTAGCGGCTTCCTTACGCGTCTTGCTCAAAGCCTTAAGAGCATCCTCTAGCGATAGATTGGAGTCTGTCTCCTCGGACTCAATCTCTTCTGGATTCTGCTCTTCGTTGGTGGTGATATCTTCTGACATTTCTTACTTATCCCCTTTTCCAGAAAGGTAGAAAGATTGGAACTTACTTGGTCGGCTTGGGCTTAGCAGTCCCAGGCTTAGGCTTGGCCGGGGCGCCCGGCTTAGCAGGAGCATTCGTTGTCTTCTTAGGCGGAAAACCCGCCTTCGTCTTCTCGACAGCCACTTGGCCCTCCGTCTGTGTTTGTGCCATCCGTACTTGTTGATCTAGTTCCTGTTGCTGTTGCTCTTGGAACTGTTGAACGGCACTCTCGATTTGGTCGTCCGTGAATAGCTGGGTCTGCTGCATATTGATGTCGAGCGGTAGCCCGCCAGCAGCAAACTTGGAGAAGGCGTCCGCGACGTCCGCGAGCTTCCGAATCTCCGGGTCTTTCCATAGAGTGACAACTTCAGTCTCTTTGTACTTAGCTGTATCACCCTTGATCTTGAAAGCGAGTCTCATAGCTCGCTCATACATCCAACCCATAGCCTCTTCGCGGAGGTGGGTCTTAGTGACTAGAGCCGACTGGTCCTGAGTCAGGGTGTCACCCGAGACGTTAACCATTCGGTTCATTAGATATGTAGCTGGAGTCTGGGATACCGCAGCAAGGTCACCCACGTCATCGCGGATCGCCGCGAGCATCTGTGTAAGGTCGACTGCTGTGAACTCGCCAAACTTGGCGTCACTCTCTACGGTGGCCCAAACGAGGTCGGCGCCACCCTTGAACTTGTCACCCTTGGTTGCGCCCGTAACCCATCGCTGATTATAAGCCTGGCTCTTTGCGATGATCAGCCGGTCAAGAACCGTGTGATTGATACGGTCCTGGATGTGAATGATGGGCTCATGCTCGGCCCTACCCATGGTTCCGAATGCGGGTTGCCAGTTACCACGAACTAGGGTTACCTCACCCACCGGATTAGGCTGAGTGTCGACTAGGACGAACCCGCCGGCTGCGATACCACTCCGGCCCACCAGTAGGTGAGTCAGGGTTGCTGCGTCAGTAGTGAGAGCATCAATGATGGCCGGACCCTTATAGAGGTAGATCGCATCGGGTAGATATAGAGCACCATAGATAGCGTGGTCTACGTCGTCCTGCCACATCTTAAGGCCGGCTAGGGTCTTAGTCGGTAGTCGGGGATCAGCCTCGGTTATGCACATCCGAGGATCTTCGACCGACAGAACGGGCTCCCCGCCATCCTCGATCGGGGGAGACACCAGGATGTACGCATCCCCTAGGGTGGCTGCCATCTTCAGGAGCGTTGGCGACTGGTAATCCATGTCGTTATAGTTCCAGATGGCTTTAGCATCAGTATCGTTCTGCTGATCCGGACCGAACTGAAAGCCGGTAACCTTCATACGCTGGGTCACAGCGTGAATGACTAGCTCACAGTAGTTTGTGCGGCACTTCTTCTGGAGATCAGCGAGCGCAGCGACGTACCGACGGTCCCCAACGGGGAGCGGATGGTCACCGAGAGCGTACCGTTCGAGTCGATCATATCGACTTTGCCTCATAAGGAGGCGCTGGGTTAGTCGCGTAAGGTACCAACGGGGGGAGCCCGGCTGTACTAGGGCTTCGCCTTGCTGTGTTGGATTATCTGGCTGAGTCAATCTCTCACCCCCTTAGTAGGAGAAGATCGTTTTGTCGCGCCTTTGTAGCGCTCCGTCTTGGATAGCGAGGGCAGCAGCTTCGACCGCGAGGATAGAAGCAAGAGCGGCGGCAATAAACCGCTCTGAATACGGTGTGTCCTGTCGGATAATCTGTCCGCCTGGGACTTCCTCGACATGAGCGTTCAATACGTGACGGGAGATGTCTTTCGACTCCCAACTAATCCGCTTAGCGGAAACCTGATTCTCAAACTGATCGACAGCTCTAGCGAACTTCCCTTTGTTAGAGAACCAGAACTCCTCGACGACATCCTCATAGTCCGCGTACCACTCGGCGATAACGTCTCGTCGGCAGGTCGGGTCGGCCACCAGCTTGATACAGTCGTGATGGTCTAGAACGTTGCGAACACGAGCGTCGATCTCATCCCACGGAGCTTTCCAGGAAAGCTCTTGGCCGCGCTTACCCTTTTCGTCCTTGGTCTGAACTCGGAAGCCCGAAGGGGCTTCCCAGAGACCGAGGGTGAAAAGAGCCCCATCTGTAAGCCGGTAGGCCACAAGGGAGGCCGCACCCTTGTTGATGGCACCCTTGAAACCGAGCGCGATCTTATCGTTGGGTCGCAGTTTGATGTGGGGGTTATAGCAGGCGGTCCACTCAGAGTGGTTGAGCCATGCTGACGGTGGTCTAACCCGCTGGTTGAAGTAGAATCGGCGAGCAACAGACTCCTTGGTACGTGGGTCGGTAATCTCAGCCCAAATACGCTCAAGGTTGATCCATCCCGTCTCCGGGTGGGCAGCATCCCCATAGACATACCTAAGGGCCGGCCAAGCCTTCTCTTTGTCGTAGATGTCATCGATGATGACTTCTCGGGTATCGAAGAGGAGGCCGAATGACTCGGACTCTCCGGACTGCATCTTCTCGTACGCCTCGTGGGTGGACTCAGCTACGGAACCCTGACCAGGCTCAGGAGCATTCGTCGTCTCGATGAATCGCTGATCCATCTTGGCGAGGTTACGAGCGAGAGCCTCATAGAGTTGCGGACCCTGCTCAGCGGGAATCCAGAGGTGCGTCTCGTCCATTACCGCGAACGTCGCACGGTTGCCTTCACGACCTCTCGGGGAGGCGGTAACCTTCTCTAGCTTCCGTCCACCTGGAAAGGTGGACTTGGCCAGCATGACGTCTAGGTCGGGGTACTCTTGCATAATCTCGCCCTGTAGCATCATTTCTCTACAGAGCGCATACGTGTTCTCAGCCTGGCTGTCAGAGATGGCCGCAATCTGAACTAGTGGCGTAGGCGTGGGTCTACCAACTGCTCTACCGTTTGCGTCCCATCCATCGAACATCACCGGTCCCATGAACTCTGTGCAGCAGATAGCCGCCAACAGAGGGGACTTGCCCCAGCCTTTCGGCCGTTCTAGTACCGCGTTCCTGTATATGAACTTCCCGCGCTCATCTAGCGCGTAGAACCACAATAGGAACAGGGCTTGCTCATCCGAGTAAACCCACTTTTCCCCCTGGTACTTTCCGTCTGGTTGGGCGAGTAGGGAGCTTCCCCATTCCAGCACATCCCATCCAAGGGTACGTTCAGGCAATCCTTTGGGTAACACCGACTAACCTCCTGGGTTGTCCTCCGCGACCCGCTCAGTTAGCCGTGTAAAGTAGTCAACGATTACCTCTGCGTCGCGTTCAATAGCTGCCTCCTGGGCAGCGGGGGTAATACCGTCTCCGGCATCCCCTAATCCGAGTCGCCGTCTGTCCTCGATTGAGGCTCCGATACGAGACTCTCTCTGTCGAAGTTCCCCCGAGAGCGCAGCGAGTGCGGTGTTAGAGGTTCCCCAGCAAATACGATTGTGAATGACTGCCGCCACCAGTAGGGAATGCCAGTCCGTGTCACCCATGAACATAGCCTGAGGTGACTCTCTCCAGCACATCCACCAGTCACGAGTCATGGTGTGCCAGTCGTGGCCCTCAGGAGTCTTGTCAAGGAGGCTAGGACCACGACGAACACCGTCCCATGGTGGCAACTTCATCGGGGTGTTATCGATGTGAGGTACTAGGTCGGCCGCTAGCTTGCTCCGCCGGCTCAGATTGTCGGGGTCTTTGCGTGGTCTACCGGGTCTTCCCAAGAGCTTCTAGCACCCCCTCTTCAATCGAAACCTTAGCGGTGTAGTGTTCGTTCATCCGGGTAGGGTCACCCACCCGATAGAAGACCCCCGCCGGCTTGTCGGTCTGGTAAGTCACCTTAGGCTCTAGTTCAATCCCCGAGAACCCAGCAACGAGGCAAGCTAGCTCGCCCATCTCGGTAGGGACACCGGTACATAGGTTTACCGGTCGTCGGTCGTCAGCCTCATAGACTGCCCAAGCCGCTCCAAGAACGTCGGATATGTGAATCCAGTCCCGTGTCTGACCTGGAGGACCCCACACACTGAGGTCTCCCGAGCTAGCACGCTTGACGATACTTGAAAATGGGTATTGTAGTGACTGGTCTGGACCATACCCACTGAAAGGTCTAACCACGTGAGTTCGTACCCCTTGATCAGAAGCCGCTTGAGCAAGGCGTTCCCCCGTTAGTTTGGCCCATCCGTAATTAGCGTCTGGAGTCCGTAGGTCATAGAACTGGTTAATCATCGCTTCCGTGAGGATGGTCGGGTGATTCCGACCCTGATACTCGACGGGGTAAGCCGCTGAGGACGAGAAGTAAAGGACGGAGGTAGCGCCGCCCCTTACCGCGAAGTCGAACATGGTCGCGTCCAGGAGTAGGTTGTTCGCAAGAGCCATGTTCTTGCCGTCGATATGAGACCGACCGCCGACTTCGTAAGCACAATGGACGATTAGATCGTATTGGTCGATCTTCTCATCCTGGAAGTACGGAACGACGTCCTCAAGTGGATCTCTTGAGATATCCATGCCCCATACATCCCAGCCCTTATCCTTAAGGAACGGGATGAAATTACGACCAACGAACCCGGCGTCACCGGTAACTAATGCCTTCATTGCTGTCCTTTAGACTGTGAGGTCGTTTATGATTCCAGAGTTCGCGAGAGCTCTCCGTAGCTGAGCCTGGATCTGGGTCTCGGCCGATCCGCGCTGGCCAAAGCGGAGTTCATCCACGAAGAACTGACCGTTGGCGGTTACGGTGTCGGAGCAGATAGCGATAACAACGGATGCGGTAGAGGCTCCGGTGGTGAGGGAGGCTCTAACCCTGGTCCAGCCGGCCCCGACCGCAACGGTCGAGGAGTCAGTACCGGTAATCGAGTTCGTTGTATCTCTAAGTCGCAACTTGACCGGACGTCCAGAGACGTTCCGAATCCACCCGGTGAAGATGACCGCTGTTAGCGCAGGAACCGAAGCTACCGACTGCCAAAGCCCCATCTGGTTTAGAGCGTTCGTGTAGTCAACCTGGCAGCAAGCCCCACTAGAATCATCTAGCGGAGCGTGATCGGTGGTTATGCGGGTGAGAGTGGCCCCGTTGTTGGTGAATACACCACCCGTGTTGTTCCATCCGGTAGTGTTGGAGTCGAAGGACGGGTTAGTGGCTAGGTTGGTTTCCACTTCGCCGGCTTGCTCGTACACCAACGGGAAGCCCATTACGCTCGTACCGTTCGGAATACCCACTAGCTTAGTGGTCACGGAGGAGTAAGAGTTTCCGTGAATACGCATCCCCGCGTGAGTCGAGCTGACTACGATATTGATGGCCGTAGTACACCCGATGAACTTGTTACCGGTGATGTGGAGGCCCTGAGTCGATTCATCCACTGAGATACCAGTAGAGGTCGTAGCACCAATCCAGTTACCCTGGATGGTAATGCCTTCTCCAGCAACCGTGAACTGGGTTCCACTCGTTGTGTCACCGGTCCAGTTACCCTCAATGATCAGGCCTTCAGCGAGAATCCCCGCACCATGGTCTACTGCGTTAGCAACTCCACCCGCTGAGCCCTCAAAGCAACAGCTTGAGATGATCCATGCTTGCCCGGGGTTGTGGATAGCGACAGGGCTCTGGTTGAATCCGCAGTCCTGAATGCGGACCTGATTCGAGTTGTCTGCGTTATTGACCTTACCGGTGATGCACGTGGCCAACTGGTAGAAGGCGCAGCTCTCTACGAAAACCCTCGTTGTGTTGCTCAGGTCGAGGCCAGTAGCGGAATAATGGGTGTTGCCACCGATATAGAGGTTCTTTAGCTTGGTGTAAGCTCCGCCGGTGGTGTTCAGGCGAAGATCGATCATCCGGCCGGTGAATGCGCTAGAGTCAGTAACAATCTGGAGGTCCGCGATCTCCAGGCCGAGAGATGAGCGAGCATCGATAAAGTTAGTGGCGCCCGTGGAACCGGTCCACTTTAGAATGGATGCGTCCCCGGCTCCCGCCGATCTTCCACCCTGACCACGAAGGATGACGTTGTGAGTCGCCTTTAGGTCGAGCGCACTTCCGAAGATGTACGTCCCCGGCGGGAAGAAGACAATTCCACCGGTAGACGAGATGGCGGTGATGACGGACTGAACCGCCGTGGTGTCGTCAGTTACCCCGTCGCCAACAGCCCCGTAGGCTTTGACGTCATAGACGTATGTGCCCTTGTCCCGAAGCTTGCCCTGATTGAACGTCTTGATACCAGTGATCGTCTGGTTAGTTGTGATGTCGAAGTCGCCCTGGATACCCTGGTCGCCCTTGTCCCCGTTGCGAGTGAACATCAATGAGACAGCGTCCCCGTTGTTGAACGGGTTCGGTCCAGAGGATGCGACCTTTGCTACCGTAACATTCCGGTAACCAGAAGGGGAAGCCATAGAGGTGATACTAAACAGTATCCAAAGAGCGGGGTTCAGAGTCTTAGATACGCGAATGTAGCCCTTGATCGTGCTAGAGCTGTCAGCGAACGTATCGATAGCCGCCGACCAGTCAGTGGCGTCGCTGCCGATCAGATCGAGCCTCAGAACGGTAGTTGAGTCCTGGGTAGCCTGGTTGAATCGCAGGTTCCCGTTTCCGGGGTCTGAGTCGGTGGTAGTGGTCGAGAAAACGTAAGGGACCGTAACGGGACCACCGGGGTTACCGGTAGCTCCCGTCGGGCCGGTCTCGCCAGTGAGACCGGTAGCACCCCTAGCTCCAACGTCAGAGATGACGATTACGCCACCACGGTGGACGACTAGATTATCCTGCCGGGACATAAACGATCACCTCTCCCTCAAGTAGGGTGCGGACGTACGGTGCAATGATTTTGAGGACGTGGCGACCCCGGCCACTGAGTAGAGCCGTGTGTGCCGCCGATAGAACAAGGCTGAGGTTCCCGTCGGAGTCAACCGACAGCTCACTGCCGGTCGCTGCGATAACCTCGTGACCGAAACAGGTAAAGAACCATTCAACAGTGAGCCCGGTGAAGTCGGTCGGTGCCCCGTCGATCAGGTACTCGACGGTTCGGGTCGTACGGTCACCCTTGACTAGGTTGAACTCGTACTCGTATGGAGCTTCTATGGCCAACTCACCTCATCTCGCTGAGCGAATACATCCCCAACTATCAGCGTCTTACGGTAGGGGGCTGTAATCTGGAGGATGTGGATACCATGACCGACGAAATCGATTGTGTCGTCCGGACCCTCTAGCTGGAGGGTTATCTTTCCTTCGGTCGGAACCACCACTAGGCCGTCGCCGTCGATGAGGGTCGCGGTGTGGCCGTTATCCATGGTGATACGCCACTGGATAGTGAAGCCGGTGAGGTCTACTACCGCATAACCTTCGTAATAGATGACCTCTTTGCCGAGATCATCACCTGAGTGAAAGCTAAGAATGTAGTCCACGGGCAGTTCGTCGTCCACCAATGGACTCCTTTCTATGGTCTAGCCCTCGATCGCCTGGGCCAGTGAGTGAAACATTCACGATGTTGGGGGTATCTGGGCTCATCTTCCTCATCGAAGCCTTCGCCGATGAAATCCCCGAGTTCAGATCGGGGCGGAACCTGGACCTTGTACCTCGGTCGCTCAAAACCAAAGAAGCTGTCGTGAGCCATGATCTTGTTCCTGAGGAGCGGATAGACCTCTAGCCGCAACCACCATTGATCAATCTGATAGAAGTCGTTCGACTCGTAATTGACCACCACGTGATTGCAGGACTTAACTACCTTCTTGTAATAGTCCTCGGGAATGGTCGGGCCGAGACGATCGGCCACCATTCCCCGGATTTCACGCTTCAGTCCGAATAGACCGGCTAGAATCGGAACACCATGGTATGGGTGGTCCCGAATGATGTGAAACTGGTAGTGCCCGTCTAACCACTCGTTTAGAGCGATGTACTCCCGTTCATAGGGCCTTGAGTCGACATCTCTAAAGAGGTGGTAGTCATAATCCCTTGAGAGCGCTTCGTAGCGCCAAAAGGTAGCTGTCTGGTCTTCTGGGCCGTCCCAGAAGACGACTTCGGCATTCCAGTACTTCAATGCGGTCAAAGTCCGGTCTGGGACACTGCTACCGACGTAGAAGATGGTATCTACGTCCAACGGGCCCTGTTTCCACAGTTTTGCGTTCTGAACGGCTCCGTGGAGGTACATCTCTTGATCTCCGAAGAGGGTAAAGCTAACTAATCCCTTCATCGATCATATCCTTAAGCTTGGCGACATCCCCGGGGAAGTCGGTCTCTAGGTAGCGTTCGTAAGCCGCTGAGTCGTGGCGAGCCATCACGGTAGAGTTGGCGACCCGGTATCCTCGGTCCATCCTCGCCTTACCGGCGAGAGGGTGCATATGCTCAATGATTACGTCATCTAGATAGATGATTTTGTCAAGAGCTCTACCAATTTCCAGCCATACGAGGTCGACACATAGGTGATGTAGGCAAGGAGGCGCCATCCAGCCTAATTCTCTGGCTATATCCGCTGTAAACGCTACCTGAGTGGGCATCAACTGACCTTGTAGGAGGTCGTTACCGTAGACGAACCCGGTTCCAAGATCCTCTAGGGTGTTGACGTAGGCTGCGTCCCAGCCCTCAGTCCGGGGACGGTGGTCGTCCCCCATGAATCCGACAGCAAAACCTAGGGTTCCGGCGAACTCACGGCGGCGGTAAGCGACGTTCAGGGCGTCAACCATGCCCCTCTGAGTCGAGCTAACCACCTCGACGGACCATCTACCGGCAATCCTCTTGAGGTAGTCGCCCAATTCCGGGTCATCTTCGTCCAAAACGAAGACTAGCTCGGTACTGAGGTCGCATAACCCCGTAAAGTTGCTCCCAAAGTCGACCGCGTTCTTACTTCTTGAGCGCGTCGGGACGAAAACCGTTAGATCCGGCCGATACTTTCCTGAATTCATCCTGATTTCCCTCTACGGAGTGGTATCGGTCGACTAGATCCCGATTTTGGAGTATGTGTTCGTCTGAAACGTCTCGAACATGGTCGATTGTGGTGAGGTCGCCTACGTGGTAGACCGGACCGCCAGCGAAAGTGTTCACGGCCGCTAGGAAGATCTGATCTTCGAAGCCCCAACCCTCGATCCGCTCGTCCATACCGCCGATCGTCTGCCACAAATTGGGCCGGAGAACGTAACATCCTCCGCAACTCGGACCGTAAGTAGATATGGGTCTCATTCGGGCATACTTAGTGGGCTCTCTGAAGAACCTACCGTAGGGTAACACCCGGACCGTATCAAAGGGTACATGGAGATCGGAGTCCCCCTGAGCCTCTAAAATGGCTTCTTTTAGGACTTCCCTATCTGGGATGCTGTCAGCATCGCAAATGACGACTACATGGACCATCTTATTGATAGCGTACTTGGCTATCATATTCCGAGAGGCCGCTCTGTTAAAACGGTCATGTCCACTATCCATGATTACGACTTCATTGAAGTCGAACAATCCCTCAACTAAGGGTCTTACTTGGTCGAAGATTGCGGCTCTCTGTGGAGTAGCCCTATAAGGGAACCCTAGAATCACAGATAGCGGGTCCATTAGACCGGAGTACCGCCGAACCCGGAAAGAGATTCACCATGACCGAGCACGACCGCCCAGCCGTACCCGTCGAGTTGGCTGAACTGCGCAGTCGGCTTCTTGAGAAGACCGGAGTCAATCAAGTTCTTGTAGGCGGGCTCATCGGGGACTAGCCGGTACTTCCACCCGTCGGTCACGTAGACCGCAGCGTTGTCAATTGACTTGAACGCGGAAAGCATATCTTCCTCCTGTACCGAAATGGATGGCTTAATGAGAGCGACTGTAGTAGGGTTATCGTGGTTCCATAGATACAGTGGGCCGACTGCCTGATCGATGTCGCAATCTCCACCACCAACAGTTACCCCATTGCGGATCTGTCGGAGGGCAGCTCTGCTGTCCCATAACCCACCGGACCAGGCGAACGCCTGCCACCCGTCATCGATGAGTCCTGCGTCAAACAACCGTTTGATTACCCAGTAGCCGCCGTAGGCTGCCATCCGGTACCCGGCTGCCAGAACGTGCTGACCCGCCGCTCTAGCGTGAGCGTTAACGATGTTCTGCTGACCCTCGGTCACATCCCAGTCGTACGAGAAGTAGATCGTTGATCCACGGGGATAACCTAGGTTGATTGCTTGACGGACCGCTTCCTTGCCGTGAGCGTCACCCGCCGAACTACCACCCAAGCCATCGCGTGCGTCTTGTTCCCAGTTAAGAGCTAGGTTGAGTCCTTGTCCGAGTATGTAGTCTCGCTCACCCGGACTGATAACCTTACTGTTGGGTAGCCAACTGAGGTACCGACAAACGAACCCATAACCCTGAGACTTAGCTACGGCGAGGTTGGGGCGGGCGAATGAGTAATCTAGACCGTACACTTTTACCAACCTCTCGAAAATGGGTGGCTGATCCGGGAGTGCTTCTCACCGGGCCAGTCAAGATCCTTGCCCCGACGGATGCCGTGCGGCGTCCTACGACGAGACATGTTGTTCTTGAAGCAGAGGTCGCCGATCCTGGCTCCGCAGGCTTCACAGTTAATGTGTTGGGCGTCCCGCCACTCTGGGCGGACGTCTCCCCAGGTCCATACTCGCTTCAAAGCGGTCCTTTTCGCATAGCGCACCTAGAGGCTAAGGAATCGGGACCCCCTTCTCAAAAGATCAAGGGCTCCTCTATGTCCTGCTTCTTTGCGGTCCGTTTGCTCTTTGGATGGGTGGGTTTCCGTATCCCACCAACGACTTCCATGAGAGTTCCCGTATCAGGCCCTGAGAGCCATCACGGCTCTCATGGATGGGCTACCGGGGGTTGTCGTCGCCGAATCGAACGGCGTAGCGCTCCAAGCTCATTACCCCGGCCATAAGTTGTCAGTCCCACCGTTTGGCTCGTGGTCAGCCGGAAGGACTATATCCCTCTACCTATACCACTTAAACCGACACTTGATCCACTAGCCCGAAAGTGCTAAACTGTTAGATAGATCACAGAGAATGGATACCCTCGGTAGTCTCGGTGGTTACTGGGCGTATAACTTTAGAGGAAACGTAGGTTCAAGCTTGAAATGACGTACTTCGAACTCTTAGCCGGATTTATTGCATAATTTGAGAGCTCCCGAC